CCGGCGTAGGATTCACGGACGAGCGGGATCCACGTGTTCGGACCGGGGACATGCGTGATGCCGTCCCCAAGGGCGGCGGAGGCCGATCCCTTCTTGCGAAACGACAGATCGAACGGCCCGATCTTCACCGTCGCTCAGCCACCAGATCGCGCCGCTTGTACGTGCCCCTGACGGACGGACGCCCTAGGGGCGTATCATCCGGCACCCGCTCCACCGCATCCACACCAGCCGTCATCAGCACCGCGCCCACGTCCTCGGTTTCTTCGATGACATCGCCGGGGAGATGGCCGTTGGGCAGCTCCTTGAGGACGCGGTACTTTCGGCGGGTGAAGTTGTCGGCCATTCGACTCCCTAATCGCAGGGTGAGAGGGTGACGGGACGGCTCCACCAAACGCGGCGGAGCACGTCCCCTCTTTGGAAAACCGAACTACGCCTGATCGGGCGGACGCTGCCGATCACGGTCGGCCTGCGTCGGCTGTGGATTCAGAGGCGCATTCGGATCCGGCTCCGGTGTCGGGGCCGGCGTCTTGGGCGCCACTGGTTTCGGGTCCGCGGCTGGCTTCTTGTGATCCGCTGTAGACATCGCGCCGACCTTTGCTTTCGTCTTGCTCTTGCTCATGGAGACCTCCCTGTGAACATTCGCGTCCACAGGGATGTCAGATTGCAAGTCTTACGCCCTGTAGGCCGCGTTGTAGATGTAGCGCGCCGCCGTCGACCGCCGCTTCTTCCAGTTCACGGCCCGCACGACCTTCAGGCCGACGAGACCGTCCTGCCAGAAGCTCACCAGGCTCGCGCCCGTGCCGGTCAGACCGCTCTGCGAGGACGAATCGACCATTTCGACCGATGCCTGATCGCTGGCCTCGACCGTCGCCTCGCCGTCGTCCGCGAGGTAGATTTCGCTCGCCTTGACAGCGACGATGATGGTGCTCGAGGGCGAACCCGTCGCGACCATCGCCGTGGTCGTGATGACCGGGAAGCCCATGAGATAGCCGCCGCTCATCGTCATACCAGGGAACGTCTGATTCCCGAGCGACGTGATCATCAGCGAGAGGTTCAGCGCGTCCACCGTCGACATGATGATGACGACGTCTTCGGGCGACAGCAGCGCCGTCGCGAAGGTGCCGATCAGCGTCGCGAAGTCCGTGCGGAAGGCCGCCGCAGTCGCACCGGTGGTGAGCACCGGGGTCGTGTTCCACGTCACCGATGCCGGCGACACGTTCGCCACCGCCACTCGCGCCGGGTTCACGAAGTCGATGTCCATTTTCTGGACAAGCGCCGCCGCGAGATCGTCGCGGACCTTGGCTTCTGCGTTCGGGTTGGAGAACCGGATCTCTTCCTTCGTCAACACCGCCAGCGCGCCGAGCTTCGCCCAGGTGAGCGAATCCGTCATGCTCACGCCCTTGCTGAGCAGGATCGGGAGCCCTTCTCCCACCCACGCGGCCGACGTGCCCGAGCTGAAGCCAGACACGCGCGTGTTGAACGGCACGCGCCGGAGACTCGGATACGTGGTCCCGTTCACCGTGGTCCCGAACTTCCCGAGGATCGTCCGCGGACGAAGGTACTCGATGAAGTCGTCCATGATGTTGTAGGGGACGAGCTCCGAGGCCCAGCCGGCCGTCTGTGCGTTCGCGGCGCCGATCGCGCCCTTCTGCTGGAGGTCGATCAGCTTGATGAGGATCTGGCCGTCGTCGCCGTAGTTGTCCTTGGCGAGCTGCTTGGCTTCGTACGGATTGCCTCGGGCCATGCCCATGCACATCGCGTAGCGGGCGAAGTTGATGCCGGGCGGGAGCTTCTTCTCGACGCTGATCCGGGTCGAAACGCCACGCGAATCGGAGCCTTCGTCCGAACTCGTGCCACGGGCCGGAATCGCCGCAGCCTTCTCACGCGCCTCGGCTGAGCGGAGTCGCACGAGTTGCTTGTCGATCTGGTCGACTTCTCCGGACAGCGTGTCGTGCTCTTCCTGCTCGGGCTCATCCAGGGTGACGCCGGCTTCTCCGGACTTCGTCAGGAGCGCGTCGATCTTGTCGGTCTTTTCTTTGCGGGAGGCGACGCAATCCGCAATCATGTCGGCAAAGGATTTCTTCATCGGCTTGTCTCGTCGCGTGGAAACCACGCGCGAAGAGGCCGAAGCGCCGGCGGGTTTGGGAGTGGCCGGATCGCCTGACGCGGCGAGACCAATATCGAGAGACTTGAGGCTTTGGATCGTGGCCGAGGCGTTCGCGGGGATCGTTACCGCGCTCAGTTCGTACCACGCCCATTCTGGATAATCGAACCCGTTACGGGTCTTGTCGTAGACTTCCTTGAGCGGCTTGAATCCGATCGACAGTCCGCGTACCAGCTTCGCCGTGATGGACTGCCACGCCATGTCGAGGCGATCCTTCAGGGGGCCGGGCTCGTCCATCTTGGCGATGCGCGCACGAATGGCGATCCCGTCCTTCGTGACAGTAGCCTCAAACACTTCGCCGATCGGCTGGTCTTGCTTGTGCTGCCAGAGGAGCGGGATCGGCAGCTTGAACTGTGCCCCGCGAGGCTCCATGACGTCGCCTACGCGATCGGGCTCCGGCGTGGACGCGATGCCCGTCAGGATGCGCTGTTCCGCATCGATCGATTTGACGTCGAGAAGGCTATACGCCCGGTTGAGCATGGGTGCGAGTCCCATGCTAGGGCCATTTCTACAAAAGCGAATTTCCGATTACATTAATTCAGCCCTGCGGAGGTAGGCGGAGGATCAGCAACTCGCGCACAATGACCGATAGCGGTTCCCCTCTGCCGTGCGCTTGCTGACACAGGCGGTCGTAGACACCCGTGGGCAACCTGGTCATAACCGGCTCCATCCGCTCGGCGACCCTCGGTCGACCCCGCTGTCTCGGCTCCTGAACCCCATCCTGATACCGTGTGCTCATCGGGCCTCCTGAAATCGGCGCCGGAACTCGTCTTCCGTGACCATCTGACCGTTGATGGAGTACCGGCGTATGCCAGGCATGTAGACGGTGTTGGCGTCTGCGGTGAAACGTGCGGTGACACGCTCGTGACAGATTGCGCACTCGGTATGGCCGAAGTCGTGCGGCTCGCCCTCGTCGTCGTAGTACACACCGTCCCTAACCCAGACGAGCGTAGGCGTCTCGTACTTGAACTCGGGCCGATAGTTCGTGGCCGGACGGCCGTCGACGTACCACTGATGCGCGTGTCCGTTCGCGTCCGTGTCTCTCCATGACGTGTCGGGCCTGTTGTTGCTCGTCACGTCCATCATGTCGCACGTGGACTCAAAGACGTCTCCGCTGGCAGCGTGATGCCTCATGCTCTCCCCCCGTGGTCAGCGCAGGGCAGTAGTTGCCTGCACTTCTCGCACGATCTTTCGCTTTCAACGCGACGGATAGCCTCGACCATCCCGCCGTCCCGACCGTCCATGCGACCCCACCCGTCAAACTTCGGGGCGATCAGATGCCTTGCGATCGCCAACAGCAGTTCGCGCTCCGAATGCGTCATGCTCTCCCCCCGAGAATCAGCAACGTGTATTCCTTCTCCGGAACGCCTTGGTTAGCATCCATCCTGGCAATCGCCATGACCAGCGCCGCCACCCCGTCGATACGCTCGGTGCTAACCTTCTTGGAAATCTTCAGGTTGCCAGTGGCGTCGGTCTCTACGCTCACGTTAGAGATGTTCCAGCGCAACACCGGATGGCCGTCATGGCGCAGCGACTTCGATAGAATCGCCTTCTCCAGAGACTTCGTTGGCGCGCTCAGGCTGGCAAACCCCTGCCGCATCGCCACGCACGTAAAACCGTCCTGTTCCTGCAACCTGGTGACGAGATCCGTAGCATTCCACGGGTCGAACACGATCTCTCGCACTTGGAACTCCGCACCCCAATCGTTGAGCGTCTGACGGACGGCCTCGTAGTCGACGACGTTGCCAGGCGTGGCAATTAGGAACCCGTCGCGCTCCCACTGGTCATAGGGCACCCGATCCCGGTTCGCCCGTTCGCGGATGCTGTCCTTCGGGACGAAGAACTGCGCGAGCACGTCGAAGCCGTCGTCGTCTGGGAACACCGCCACCGCGGCTGTCAGGTCTTTCGTGCTTGAGAGGTCGAGCCCGACGTAACAGCGCCGGCCCTTCAGGTTGCGTCGGTATTCAGCGCGATTCATCGCACGCGCCACCAGAACTTGCCGTGATACCACACGGGGAAATCGCACCACAGGTTCAACCCGACCGACTCTTCAAGAAGCGCCTTCTCTTCAAGCCATGTCAATCGGCGCAGAATCACCATCACGCGCTCACCACACAACAGGCGTCCCATGCCGACATCCCGATCCACCGCGCCGCCTGCTCCGTCCACTGGTTCAGATACAGCCGGCGAAACGTGTTCTCCTGAGCCGGGATCTCCTTCGCCCTGACGCACGCGATCCGCATTTCCTCGAGACTTCGGAAGTCCCCCAGCGCCGGGTTCGCCGCCTTCCAGACCTTTTCGTCCGTCCAATCCGCGTCGATCGGCGCTTCGTAGAGAATCGGCAGGAACGTCGGATCGAGGCTGGGATTCTCGGCCACCTTCCGCGCGTGCGCGTAGAGCTCCCACAGAATCGAATGCCGGTCATACCCGGCCGTGGTAATCGCCATCATCAAGGGCTGGGACCGAGCACCCTGCGACGTCGACAGCACGTCCCACAACTCCCTGGTCTGCGCCGCGTGCAACTCGTCGTAGATGACCACGGACGCATTGAACCCGTGCTTGCTGTAGGCTTCCGCCGAGATCGCCCGGTAGAAGCTCCCAGACTTCCGATGGACGATCCGTTTCTGGGAATCGATGATCTCGCACTGTGCCAGCAACTCGGCATCGTTCCGGATCATCTGCGCCGCGACGTTGAACACCAGCGCCGCCTGGTCCTTATCCGCCGCGGCTGAGTAGACCTCCGCGCCGATCTCGTTGTCGAATAGCAGGAAGTAGATCGCCAACGCCGCGCACAGCTCGCTCTTGCCGTTCTTCCGAGGCAGCATCAGGAGGCACGTCCGGTACTGCCGCAGCCCATCCGGGCGGGTCTTGAACAGCTGCTTCAGGATCTTGACTTGCCACGGGCGGAGCGTGAAGGACTGGCCGGCGAACGGCCCCTTGGTGTGGGTCAGCTGGTTCACCAGGCGGATCGCGCGTGCCGCCGGCGTCTCCCTCACTTGAGCGCCCCTGCCCACTTGCTGACCGGCTCGTCTACCGGCTTCTTCGGGACCGAAATACGCGCCCGGCTGACCGGCTCCAGCCCGAACAAGGCCACCCAGGGCCGCAAGGCGTTCGCCGTATCGCGCTCCAGCCGCGCATCGAAGGCCGGCCCACCCTTCAACTGCGCCGCCGCCGTGAACGTCGCCTGGAGCTCGCAGAGCGTCCCGAATGCGCGCACGTCCGCCGTGGTCAGCGTGCCCATCGCCAAGCAGATCGGTGCCAGTTCGTCCCAGACCAGACCAGCAGCCACCGACAGACCGCCCGGCTTGACGATGTCCCCCTCAGGCGGCTTGGGTTCTGCCTGATTCAGTTTCTTTTTGCTAGGATTGCCGCGTAACACCGTTAGTGCCGTTGGTTGTGGTCGCCGGCCTGAATTTTCATATCCCACGGGTCACCCCTGCCGGCATCGCCAAAGGCTTTACCGTATGAAATCTCCTGACATTGCACGTGAAATGTGCGGCCCTGACGTTGGCGTCGTCGTCAGACCCGCCGTGAACCAACGCCACAATGTGATCGACGGTGCCGGCGAGCCTATTCGGCGGGCTGAGCGACTTGTCGATCTGCCCACCACAAACCCAACAGACCCAGCCATCACGCTCACAGACGACACGCCAGCGGCCGGTCTGCCCGCTGACCCAGCCCATTGCAACGCGCTTAGCAGTGGCCTTGCGCCGCCTAACGCGTAGACGCTCTCTTGCTACGGTATCTGGAAGCCGGATCGAAGCCCCGGCACACTTCGGTGAGCAGTAACGGGTCTGACGACGAAACCCTGGGACGTAAATAATACTGCAATGAGCGCATGGCCGCGGAACCTTTGAAGGCGACCGCCGGAGCTGGTCCGCGCATCTACGGCAGAACTTCGCGACTTTGCTCTTACAGAGCCCGCACTCGCAAATTCTGCCGGATCGCAGGCGACAAGCCACACCTTCCCGTAAGAAATCTAGCTGGACTTCGCTCCACGTAAACGGGTCATCGCCCCACTCACGCCAGCAATAGTACAGCGCGCCCTTGTCGAGGCAGCGCACTAGCTGGTCGGGCGTCCATTCTTCCAGCGGCAGAAAGCCCATCATTTTCTTAAACTTTCCCCGAAAACTTGTCTTTGCC